ATGGCACTTTACCTGGGGAACCATGAAACGGCCATCCGGCGTGCCGTGAAGCTCTTCTGGACCGGGATGGAAGCCGCGCGGGTGCGCCAGCGGGATGCGGGTAAATCGGACCAGGGCGAGCGTGCCGCAGTGACGGCAGGCAAAAACATGAATGGCTTCATTGAACTGATGGCGGACGTCGTGCGCGGCAATGGGCTCAAGTCTGCGCAGATTCATCTCCAGCGCCGTCTCCTGACACTGCCGGGATTTTTCCGGCCGACTAAGCTGTGGGACATGCTCGTGATGAATGACGGGAAACTGATCGCCGCGCTGGAATTCAAGTCCCAGGTCGGGCCATCATTCGGAACAACTGCAACAACCGAGCCGAGGAGGCGATTGGGAATGCACACGACTTCTGGACAGCGTATCGGGAGAATGCGTTCGGTGCCGTGCCGAGACCATTTCTCGGCTGGCTCATGCTGGCGGAGGATGCTCCGGCATCACGCGAGCCGGTGAAATCGCTCTCGCCGCACTTTCCCGTCTTCCCGGAGTTTCAGAGCGCGTCGTATCTGGAGCGCTACCGCCTGCTCTGCGGCAGGCTCATGAAGGAACAGCTCTACACGGCCGCCTGCGCGATCGCGTCGCCGCGCTCCGGTGCCACCAGTGGCAAATGCAGCTCGCTCGATGAACTGAGCGGGGCCTCCAGTTTCCTGGCGACCTTCGCCGGTCACATCGCTGCCGCTGCTTGCCGGAACAGGTGAGGTGTTTCGTGGAGGCAGAGCGCGCCGCCGGTTTGGTCTGCCTGCGGTCCAGTGCGGCACGGTTCTCAAGCGAACGGCCGGGCAGTCGCCCCATATTTCTTCCTCCCCTCTCCGTGAAAGCCCCCTGTGCCTGCGCTGGACTGGCGGGGTGGGCTGGGCATGGGTTGCAGGGATGAAGAGCAAGGGGATCACAATCTTCAAGTCGATGGCGCAGACGGCGTGGCTGGATGAGCTGCCGGGGGCGCTGAAGAGTTCGGCGTTGTCGCTCTACGGGCTGAAGTCGGTGTACCGGGTGCGGCGGGCGGTGCTGCCGCATGCGTTTCAGGTGGCGGCGGTGGTGGCGACGCGGGACCGGGGGGACTGCGAGGTCTTTGTGGAGGCCCGGGGAGATAGTCTGATGCACATCCACACCGAGTGCAGCTGTCCGGTGGGGCGGAACTGCAAGCATGCCTATGCGGCGCTGCTGGCGGCGGTGACGCGCTATTACCTCCCGCGGGAGGACCTGGAAGTGCGCACGGATTTCGCCATCCTCGAGACCCCGCTGCGGGTGGCGGAGGCCTCCGGGGAAAGCGTGGTGGAGCTGCCGCCGGGCGTGCCCCGACCGGTGCTTCAATTGCGCTGCGAGTATCCCTTCACGGGGTATGTGGGGTGGTATGCGGGCATCCCGTATGGGGAGAAAGTGCGGCTGGGCGTGCTGGGATTCATCTATCAGCAAATGCCCTGCACGCTCTTTCCGTGGGGCGGCGGGGAGGCCGGGGGCGACGGCTGGCGGCGGGACATGGAAGCCGAGCGCGCGGCCGCGGGGCGGCTACTCCAGATGGGCTTCCGCCGCTGCGGGGATGTTCTGAACTATTCGCTGAAGACCGAACTGCGCGAGGCCCTCGTCGCGCATCAGGCCCCGGGGCTGTGGATGGACTTCCTCCTCCATGCCGCCCCGGAGCTGCGGCGTGATGGCTGGGAGGTCGTGCTGGAGGACTCGTTCGACCTCCACATTCTCACCCCCGAGTATTTCTATGAGGAGCTGAGCGAGACCGCGCGTCCGAACTGGTTCGCGGCGGACATCGGCGTGGAGCTGGAGGGGAAACGCGTGCCGCTGCTCCCGCTGCTGGTGCGCTACCTCACCTCGTCGCCGGACGGGCTCAATGTCTCGCGCCTCGCAGCCAAGGGCGATGAAGCCGTGCTCATCCCGCTGGAGGATGGGAAGTCGTGGGTGCCGGTGCCGGCTTCGCGGCTGCACCGCATCGTCACGCACCTCACGGAACTCATCACCGCGGGGGCCAGGGCCCTCGATGGCACGCGGCTGCCGCTGCACCGGCTGCGGGCCGCGGCCTTTGCCGGCATGGAGGAGGACAGCGGGCTCTTCCGCCGCACCCATGAGCGGCTGCGCGGGCTGGCGGCTTCCCTCCAGGCCGGCACGCTCACGGTGGACGAAGCCCCGCCGGCTTCCCTCGAGGCCGATCTGCGGCCGTATCAGCTGGAAGGCTTCCGCTGGCTCCAGTTCCTCGCGCGGCACGGGCTCGGCGGCGTGCTGGCGGATGACATGGGCCTGGGGAAGACCGTGCAGACCCTGGCGCACCTCCTCGCCGAGCGCGAGAGCGGTACCGCGGCCGGGCCATCGCTCATCGTGTGCCCCACGAGCCTGCTCTCCAACTGGCGCGATGAAGCGCGGCGCTTCACCCCGTCGCTGCGGGTGCGCGTGCACCATGGCGCGAACCGCCGCCTCACAGACGAAACCCTGGCCGGCTGCGATGTGCTCATCACTTCCTATCCGCTCCTGGTTCGCGATGCCGAAGCACTCACCGCCATCGCCTTCCACACCGTGGTGCTGGACGAGGCCCAGCACATCAAAAACCCCCGCACCCTCGCCGCGGAATGCGCCTGCCGTCTCCAGAGCGTGCACCGGCTCTGCCTCACCGGCACGCCCATGGAGAACCACCTCGGCGAGCTGTGGTCCATCTACCAGTTCCTCATGCCAGGATTCCTCGGCACCTGGGACCAGTTCACCACCGTCTTCCGCACCCCCATTGAAAAGCAGGACGACCGCGACCGGCGGAAAGTCCTCGCGCGGCGCATCGCCCCCGTCTTCCTCCGCCGCACCAAGGAAGCCGTGCTCACCGACCTCCCGCCCAAGATCATCAGCGTCCAGCGCATCCCCCTCACCCCCGCCCAGGCCGACCTCTACGAAAGCGTGCGCGCCGCCATGGATGCCCGCATCCATGAGGAGATCGACCGCAGCGGCATCGCCCGCAGCCAGATCTACATCCTCGATGCCCTGCTCAAGCTCCGCCAGGTCTGCTGCCACCCCGCCCTGCTCAAGACCAAGGGCGCCGGCCAGGTGCAGGAAAGCGCCAAGCTGGAGGCGCTCATGGACCTCGTGGAACCCCTGGTGGCCGAGGGGCGGCGCATGCTCGTCTTCAGCCAGTTTGTGGAAATGCTCCAGCTCATCAGTGCCCGGCTGAAGAAGGAAAAAGTGCCCCACCTCATGCTCACCGGAGAGACGAAGCAGCGCGGGGAAATGGTCACGGAATTCCAAAGCGGCACCGCCCCCGTGTTTCTCATTTCCCTCAAGGCCGGCGGCACCGGGCTCAACCTCACCGCCGCCGATACCGTCATCCATTACGACCCCTGGTGGAACCCCGCCGCCGAAGCCCAGGCCTCCGACCGCGCCCACCGCTTCGGCCAAAAGAGCACCGTCTTTGTCCACAAACTCATCTGCGAAGGCACCATCGAAGAGCGCATCCTCCAGCTCCAGCAGCGGAAAGCCGCCCTCATCGCCGGCCTCATGGACGGCAGCGGCACCACCGCCCTCTCCGGCCTCACCGCCGAAGACCTCGACTACCTCCTCGCCCCCGTCGGCTAACACGCCCTTCCTTCGTCCTCCTACTCGTCCTCGTTCTCGTCCTCGAATCCCTCCGACCAAGCCCCCTTCGGATTTCTGATTTCGGCTTTCGGATTTCTCCCCCCTCAAACCCCTCCGCACCCGATCGGGAACGGCCCTCTCCGTTTTCGGTGTCGGCCCTCTCCTCGGCAGGTGACGGCCCTCTCCTCGGCAGGTGACGGCCCTCTCCTCGGCAGGTGGCTGGCTTCCAGTGGGCAGGGAACGCGCGTTCCCCGGGAAGGTGAGGCCATCCCCTTCGCAGAGGACGGGCATCTCCTGGGTGGGGAAAGTGGTTTTCCATGGGAAGGTGAAGGCCATCCCCTTGGGAGGGACCGGCCATCCCCTGGGTAGGGAAAACGATTTTCCCGGGGAAGGGAGCGGCCATCCCCTTGGGAGGGACCGGGCGTCCCCTGCGGTAACGCGCGAAATTTCCTGAACACCCCTCAGGAAAACAGTAAAAGGGTCGTCACCTCGCCACTCGCCAAAACCCAAAAGGGTCAGGCCGCGGCGTCCAATTCCGCGGCAGTCCCGCGCTCCTTCCGCAGACGGTTCGCGGCGAGGCGGCAATACTCGAAATCACGCTCGATCCCGATGGCCCGGATGCCAGCCCGGCGCGCTGCCACCAGCGTGGCCGCAGATCCCGCGAAAGGGTCAATCACTGTCTGGCAGCCCTTCACTTTGGACAGGCACCATTCGAGGAGCGCCACCGGCTTCTGAGTAGGGTGAATGCGTTCTTCCCGGTCAATCACTGGCAGCGACGCATTGACCCGGCGGCGGAAAACCCGTGTGGCTTTGGCCGGCAGATTGGTCCAGGCGATTTCGGCCTGACTGAAGCTCATACCATCGTTGCACTTGTCCCAGACCAGCGAGCACGTCGCACGGCCCAGACCGATATAGGTGCCGCCCCAGACGATGGCACTTTTGGCCCGGGTGATGGCCATTTGCATTAGCCACAGCGGCGGCGGCTCAGCGTCCCAGTTTTTAGGCGTGTGGGCTTTTCCGTTCCCGATCCGGCCGCGGGCCGCGATTCCGATGCCGTAGGGCGGGTCAGTGAGCAGCAGATCTGCTACCGCGAGAAGGGGCAGAATCTGCTCTGCACACCCATGATACAGCGTGATCAGCGCATCTTTGTAAAAGGGTTTCGGCAGCGCCGGCGGCACCGGTAGAGTGAAGGACAGGAGTTGCATACCAGAGGGACATTCAGACCCGCGCCGGCGTTCAATCATACCTCAAGGAACCTCAGGCCAGAAAAGGGTGTAGGTCTGGCGCTTGCCATACAAACCGCCAAACACGGACTCGCCTTCGATCTCATCAGCCTGGAGATCCGTCATCCCCCATCCACCGATAGCGATGGCTGTGGGTGAAGTGGTAGTGCCTCCGAGCACATTTGTAGTCGGCACGTAACTCCCCCAGAACCTCCACGGGCCGGTTGATGCAGGCACAGGCCACGAGAGTCCGGCGGGAGGATTCACCGCCTTTGCCCCCAGTTCGGAATACGGCGGCGCTACGGCATCGTAGATGTGCGCGGTGAAGGTCGGAGTGACATCGAGGACGGAAGCCTTGGCTACTGTTGTGGACGATCCTATTTTCAGATCTTCCATTTGTCGGGTAGCTACAGATGCGCCCGGTTCACCCCATACCTTCCGCGCAAACAACCCGCGATACAAAAGGGTCGCACGGTTCAGCCCAGCGCCGGCATGACTGAAATCGAAGTCTTCGAGGTAGAACCCCAGGCCTTTGTTGAGCTTGTGCCCCATCGGAAATTTCGCCCGCAGCTGAGCCTCTGTCAGCGGCGCTTCCACGACGATGCTGTATTCGTCCCAGCCTTTGCGGCGAGGCGCTGGCTCTTGAGAGACCACCCGGAGGCCGCCGGTTGGAATGGTAGTCAGTAGGAATCCCTTCATGGCTTATTTCTTGGCGTTTCCAGAGTTTTGCTTTCTCAGCTCCTTGTACATGTCGCCCAGGACTTTGAGCATGGCCGTCTCGCCTTTGGTGAGCTGCGTTTCACCGGCTGGCTTGCCCCGGGCGGCAATCCGGGGATCACGGGTGTCGTCTGCGGCGCGCTGCCCCATAGCAAACACCCGGCCGGTCCGGTCCCGCTGGTAACTATCGCGGCTGATCGCCCCACGAATGCGGCCGCCCCGGGATCTTCCGCGGGCACTCCGCGGCGCATCCTCGTCTTCTTCATTATCGTCGGACTCAGCATTTCCAAGGATGGAATCCCTCAGGCGAAATCCCCACCCCGGCTGGCGAGTGTCCACCCCGCGCTTTTGCGCCTCCTCTTTCAAGGATGCAGTTTGCTTCTCCTTCGCCGCCTTCTCAGCTTCCTGCGCAGCCCGTTGATTGTCCGGATGAAACCGGGAGTCCAGCTGTCGGCGCATTACCGCATCACTTTCCTGCCTGCGCTGCTCTGCGGCGCGCTCCGCTTCCTGATCCAGCGTCCGCTGAGTGCGCATGTCCCCGAGTTGATTGCGCCGGCCCTGTAGCTCCTTCTCGCGTTCCACACGGCGCAGTTCGGTCTGATCGCCTTCCAGCGCCCCGCGCCCGGAGTCCAGTCGAGTCTTCTCCGCCTGGATCAGACCGGGCAGCTGTGCCATACGGCGCTTTTCCGTCTCGCGGCGTTCATCCTCAGGCTTGATCTCGATGTCGCGCTTCTCCCGTTCCAGGGCGCGCAGCTTCGCTTCGTCCTTATGACGGTCCCCGGTCAGGCCGGTCAGACGTTTGGTATTCTCCACCCGCTCAGCATAGAACCGGCGCTCCAGCTCCAGCTTCTCCGCGGCCTGATGCTTCTCCAGTTCATTGAGGGCTTTGGCCTTCTCGGCCGGGGCGAGCCCTGCGAGCTTTTCCCGGGCAATCTGGTGATCCAGCTCCAGCTCTTTCTTTTTCTGTTCAAACCGTTCCTGATCCGCCTTTCTGGTGCGATCTTCGATGCCGGCCACATCCGCAGCATCATTGGCCGCGCGCGCCCCGCTCTGCCCGGCCTCGCCGCGCAGTCTGGCCAGCATACGATCATGCTGCTCAATCATCTCTTCATTGCGCTGCTTCAGCTTCTCGTAGGCGGTGTTCCCCACCATATCGTCCCAGGCCTTTTTATACTTGGTGACGATGACCTCAGCCAACCCGGCAAAGGCAATGGTCGCCACCTGCACAGCCCCGGCCAGTCCGGCAGAGCCACCAAAGCTCATCACCAGCCCCGGGATGTTATTCATAATGCCCCGCAGACCGTATTGCGCATCGTCCAGCGTCTGGCTGAGCATCAGCATTCCCATGCCCGCGTTGCTGAATCCAGTCTTCGCCTCCGCACCCAGCCCCGGAATCTGCCGCATGTATTCAGCCAGTGTCCTCACCTTCGGCATGTGTGCGGCGGCTTCCTTACCCATGGAGGAAACGCCAGAGGCCGCACCATTCACCGCCTCGCCAGCTCCCTTCTGAGCGGCCAGATCCGCGAGAAACTGAGCAAAGCCCTTCACTGGAGGGCCGAACGATGATGCTGCCGCGCCGGTATTCCTCACAGCAGCGCCCACGCTTGCTGTTACTTCAGCGGCCGACTTGGCCGCCGTAGTCCACGGATTCACCGCAGCGGTCATTTCCTTGATCGCCGCGGCGCTCTCTTTGGAGCCCGTGACGATGGAGTTCGTCATCTTCTCCTCTGCCGTCTCCGCAGCCTTAGCCCCGCCAATAAATGGCTCGGCATTCAGGCCAAGGGTATATTCAAAGTCAGCCATCGAGGTGAGAGATTAGGAATTGCCAGCCATCACGCGGGCCGCGGCCGCAGAGGCATATTCCTCCGCGTAGGTCGGACCTTTGATTTCCATGTCCTGAGCTTCCCAGATCGCAGGCATCTGGCGCATCGCGATGCTGAGGGGAAACCGGTGCATGGCGTCAAAATGGTTCAGCCGCCACTGAGTCACGATCACCTGATAGATGGTCGAGATCCAGCCGGCATGGCTCAGGCGGCGGCTTCCTCCACCTTCGCTGGATCCAAAGGGCTGGCACCCTCGCTTTCCGCAGCGCGTTCTGGAAACATCTGCCGCATCTGCTCACCGGCATGGCGCATCAGCCGCGGCACATCCGCGGCCCCTACGCGGCCCCCTACATCCCGCAGCAGTTTGGAGAGCGTCCCGGGATCGCTGATCTGAGGGCAGAAGTCATCGTTGAACTTCACACAGCCCGCAGCGTCCTCAGGGCAGACGACAGCCAGCGCGAGGAACAGCAGATCCGCCGGCGTCGGATTCCCGCCGGTCACAAAGGGGCTGCCCACTGCTTCGAGGAACACATACCCGCTGAGGCTCAGCGGCCGCATCACCAGCCCGCAGGGCAGCGTCTGTTCACCGGGCTGCATCAGGGCGTTGAGATTGGCCGGGCTGGCACCGGCGGCTTCCGCTCTGGCCCGCGCGGCATCGTAGGCGTCCTGACTGTCCAGCCACTTCTCCTGCTCAGATCTGGCAGCCGGCTGGGGGGAATTCAGGGTATGGGCCACAATCGCGGCCGCGACAGCCGGCGGCGGGACGCGATGCACGGCGCAGATTATCTGCTGCATCGCCGGAGTCACCAGGAGGCGGCCGGCTTTGAATTCGTCGAGCTGCTCGGCGGTGAGTTGCTGGGCAGCAGCAATCAGCACGGCTGTTTCATCGGTGAGGGCGGGAGTAGTCATAGAGTAAGAAGTTGAGTTGAATTAAGAAAACAGGCTGATGATGTCCTGAGGGACTTCGAGGTCATCCACCTCGCGCGGCACTGCGTTGGGCATGTCGGCGTAGTGACGCGCGGGCACATCCACCAGGCGGATGCCATTCTTGCTCCATCGCTCAGTCACTCCGGACCAGACGGTGAAGGTGAGACTCTCGCCACGCACGGCGAACTGGAACTGCTCGCCCTTCTCCGGCATCTTCCGGTCTGAGGGCATCCGGATCGCCAGTTGCAGCCGGTAAACAGTGGTGGCCACACCGGCCGCATAGATCTTAGCGTGCCCATCCGCTTTCTCGAACTCCGCGCCGCTGTCCGCGAGTTGCGCCTCCTCGATCACGCCCCACTCATCCGGCATCAGCCCATAGGTGCCCCGCTTATACCTCGCCTTGTCTCCGGCCGTATGAGTCAGCCCGGTGATGACACGGCTGGGCATGGCATCCTGCACGCTCAGGCGGGTCGCTGTCACCATGATCGCCGCGGCACACGTCCAGGCGGCGGCCACGGTAAAAGGCGGCGGCGGCACAGCAGCGGCCGGGATGTCAGTCAGCGCTGTCCAGTCGGCGGTAGGCATGAGACCTTAGGCGGCGTTGAGGGTGAAATGGATCGCCCCGGCGGCGATGGTCGCCGTATTGCCCGCGGCAATAGTGGCCCCGCCTCCAATGGTGCTGGTCTTCAGCAGGAAGGCTGTCCCCCCGGCAATGCGCAGCGTCGTGTATTCCCATGTCCAGCCGCCGGAGGGCGCTGCCGCACTCACGATGGCGTTGGCATTCTCCATCTCCGCGGGCGGGCCGGGAGTGTAAGTCCACTCGGTATTGTCCCTCGCCACGGCGATGGAGGTGAACGGAGAGCCGTGCGCCACATGCAGTGGATCGTGATCCCACAGTTCCACCACGAATCCCGAGGCGCTCCGGATCTCATTGGTCCCGCCATAGGCATGAACGATAATGACCGCTGCTGCCTTCACATGGGGCACCGCGCCGCTGCCGCTATCGCCCTGAGGCCAGCTCAGGATAGAGCCCAGCGCTGCGGCCGGCATGTTCACGAAATAACCCTCAGGCACTGTCAGGGTGCCACCGGCCATGGCCGACTTGCACACCGGCACCTCACTGCCCGCATCGCCAGCCAACACGCGCACATGCGTTGCGCTCCAGCCGCCACTGCCGGCAGGCCCCAGGCTGATCACGGCAGGATTGTCCCCGCGGGCACTGTAGTTGTCACTCAGCACTGTCACCAGCCATGGGAGCGAGATCCGTTCCTCCACCAGCAAATCCCCGGCGGCGTCCGGATCGCCATCCCACACCTGCACAGTCAATGCGTCGGAGGCCGGGAGGTTGGTCTCCTTGTAGAAGACATCCTTCAGGAGACCACCGGCAGCAGCAGGATAGACAGGCATGGCTCAGCTCTGATTGGGGTATGGGCTCAGGCCGCGGCTCAGGCTCCAGGATCGGTCTCGCCCTCGACAGGCACCGCGTCACCAAAACCGCCAGTCGGGAAGGCGCTCGTGCTCTGCGCCGCAGAGCTGTCATCCGGGCGCAGGCGGACAGTCACCAGCGATTCACGCAGCATGCTCGCATGGATCTTACCGCTGAAGGAAATCTTCCGGATCTGCCCCATGGCCCACTTCACCTGTGGCTCTCCGTCCACCACAAAACGCAGCGCCGCATTCTCGGCACTGCCCTCCGGCATTTTCAGGAAAAAGACCTCGCCGATGCGGGGCATCGCATCGCCGCGGCGGAAGCGGGCGGTCAGTTGCACCTTCCAGCCCAGCTTCCAAAAGTCATACGCTTCCACGCCGTGCGCCCCATCATCCAGCTCTTCATTTCCTCCGGCCATTTCACTGAAGGAGCAGTCCTCAATCCGGCCCACTGTCGGGAAGCCGGTCTCGGTTTGGCCCAGTTCGATGGTTCCGCGGATATAGCGCGCCGCGAGGTCATCACCGGAGCCGGTCCAGTGGGTTGTGCTGTTTGGTGCCACCAGCGTCCGGCTGTTGGCGATATTGTCAGAGGCATTGGTATTGGGCATGGCTCAGAAGGAGTGGAGGTTGGAAAGGAGATCAGGCCGGGACTTCCAGCGGATGCCCGGCAGGCAGGTCGAGAGAGATGACGCACTGGAACGTCAGTTCCCGGCTGCGCAGGCCGCGCCGGGCGTCGGGGCTGTAGCGGCGGTCGCTGAGGAAGCGGAAGCCAAACTCATTGTCGAAATCGGTGCGGGCGGTGAAAAGCACCCGCTGGATCAACAGCCGCACCCAGGTGCTCAGCCGCAGCAGCGAGACATTCTCCACCGGTGCCGTCGATCCTGTGATCTCACCGGCCGCCCGTTTGATCTGAAAATCCTTAGGAGTTTGAACGATGGCCCGGATGCTGACCCGGGCGATGCCGGATTCCTGATCGACTTCCGCCGCCGCCATGGCCACATCGCCCGCCAGCAGGCAGAGACGGGCCTTCTCCGGCCCCAGAGCCAGCAGCTCCAGCGCATCGTCTTCATCCTCGTGTGGACTGAGGATCACATTCATCTGCGCCAGCGGCGCTGTCAGCACCGTCACCAGACCGTTGATGATGTCTTCCGGAGTCATGGCTGGCGGCTGAATTTGGCAGGCTCGGAGATCACTCTCACGCCGCGTTTGGGCGGCGGGCTGGGTGTCGAGGGCGCGAGATCGCGCTTCTGACCGATGCTCCGCAGGTTCTTCAGGTGTTCCGCAGCTTCCTCCCAGAGGGCTTCATCATAGACCCGCCGGCGTTCAAAGACTGTTTTCCTGGCCAGCACGCGCGCGGCTGCCCGCACGGCAAAGAGCACCGGATCATTGTCCGGATAGGGCGGCACATACTTGGGGGCCAGTGCCCCATGGATGGCGTCATTCACCGCGCTCATGATCTCCGCCCACACCTCTTCAGCAGTCATCCCGCTGCTGGCACCATCGTCCAGAGCCTGTTGCAGGAATCCGGCCGGCAGTGAGTTCGCGAGCTGAGTTTGCGTGATGTAGTCGGCCATGGCTGCGGTTCGGGGAAAAGATCAGCCGGGCAGTGCCAACAGAGGAAAGACCAAAAAACCCCTGCCGCGGAATGCGGCGCACTGCCCGGCCAAAGATCATCAGGCATCCGCGCCGGTGGATCCCCACGCGAGCTGAGGAACGCCGAAGTCCACGCGGTGAATGCCGTAGGACTTGTACTCGAAGGCCTCTTTCTTGAAGACGTTGTCGCTCTGCGGATCAGTGCGCGCCGTGAAGGTCACAGGCTCTTCATCCACATAGACCAGAGGCTGCATCTCCAGACCGTTATTCAGGAGGAACCACTGGCTGCCAGTGATCAGCGGCGTCACGATCAGCTTGGCGCGCTGGTAGTATTTGTTCTTCCCGCCGGTGCTGAGGGTGTCCACCATCACGATGTCCTCAGCGGCGCTGCGGTTGTCTTCACCCACGATCAGCGTGAGATCCATGAACGGACTGAACGGCGTGCCGTCCGGTGCCAGAATCTTGCCCAGACCGGCGATAGCCTGGCCGAAGTATGTCGGATTCAGCACCTTCGTGCTCTTGTTGGTGAACTTGTTTTTGCCCACGCCCGGCGCGTGTTCTTTGGCCGTGTCGAAGAAGTTCTTTCCGGTGTAGTCCTTCCGGGTGAATCCGTTCACCAGCATATCCATGGCCAGCATGTCCGGATGGATCGCGGCATTCAACCCGTTCTGGGCGAACATCGTGGCATATTGTCCGAACTGATCGTTCTTGATGTCACGGCGGGGGATGCTCCAGCCGATGCCGAACGGATCAGGCGTCACCTCCCACTTCACAGAAGCGAGGTTGGCGTATTCCAGCTCTTTGCCGAAGGGCTTCAGGCCAGGTGTAGCCCCCAGCCAGCCAAACACTGCCTTGCCTCCAGCTGCACCGGATTTAGCCGCGATGCGGCCGATGTGCGGAGTGTAGCGCCCCCGGCCGCGATTCCACACCGTGACAGCAGTGCGGTTCAGTTGATTGATGTTGGTTGGATTGATGTCCATGTCGTGAGTAGGTCAGGAATTAAAGGGAGTCAGTTGGTGAAGGTTGGCAGGGTTTAGGGGAACTCGATCCACACGCCCGCGGCATCGCCATGCACGGTATCGGCCGCCACGATCTCAGTGAGGATGCCACCGGCCTCAGTGCCAGTGTCGGAAGCATTCGCCGCCGTGTTGTCATCACTCCATTCGACGGCGGCGAGCAGGCCGCAGAGGTGCGCTGCCGTCAGGGCATTCGTGGCGTCATTGTTGAAGAAGAACTCGCCGCGCATCACGTTCACCTTGAGGTCACCGGCGCTGCCGCCGGAATTATCCTTGGTTTCCGCGAAGACGCCGATGGCCTTGCTGTAGGTGGAGGACACCGGCCCTACCACTCCGGCAGAGCTGATGCCGGCCACGCCACCGGCAAAGCACTTGCCGGCATAGAGGCTCAGGTTGTTGAAGAACTTGATTTCGCCGCGGCAGCGGGTGTCACGGGGAGCTGTGAGATTAGGCATAAGTCAGATCAGTTTGAATGAATGGAGAGGGATGCGAAGGACGGCGGGTTATTGGCCGGAGGCGTATTTCTCGACTTCCTCCTGAGTGACGCCCATCATGTCATTGATGCGCTGTTCATCGGCGCTCAGCTGGCGCTTCACCTCGACGACCTTGTCGCCCTGCGCAGGCCGGGCACCGCCAGCCTTGAGCGGCACAGTCGGCTGGAGATTGCGGTAGATGGCCTCCAGCGCGCTCAGGGCGATGGCGGTTTCCCCGTTGCGGCCGTAGATCTGGTCATCGGTCAGCGGGATCACCTTGCCCTCAGCTGAGCAGAGCCGCACGATTTCATCCTTGCGGGCCTTCTCCGCCGCCGCGGTCTGGGCATTCACAGAGCCCTCCAGGGCTTTCAAACGGCGGTCGAGCGCGCTGAGCATTTCCGGCGATTCCTCGCGTTCGGAGGGCTTTTCTTCTTTGCCCGCATACTCCGCAGCAGCGGCGGTCAGGGCGGCTTCGTATTCGGTGTCAGTCATTTCGCCCTTATCAGGAACGGTGACACCGGCTTTCTTCAGCATGGAGAGGAGCACTTGGATCATGGCTTCGTAGGATACAGATTTGAGGTAGGTGTTAGGTGGTGGTGGAGAGGCATCGGCAGAGCACAGCGTGGGCAGTTCCAGTTCGCCATCCGGGCACAGGCCCACGGAATCCAGCTCCACCATCAGGCTGTCCTTCTTGCGGGCGAGGAATGCCGGGGATGGATCAGGCAGAGCTTTCCAGATCTTGAGCGCACGGTCCGTCCAGGTGGCGTTGCAGAGATAGAGACCATCCCCGGGCACGGCTTCCAGATCGGCATAGCCGAGAATGTCTTCAGGATTCATGTCCGCTGCGGACTTGAAAGCAGTCTTGTGCGCCACGTCGATGCGCACCCGGTCATGCCGCCTGGCAGCCATCCGCCGGCGGATCTCCGTCACACCGTCTTCACGGGTCAGCACCGCGCCGCCGCGGAACTCTTCACGGCCCCAGTTGGCAATCTTGAACCGGTCCGGAGGGCCATCGCCCGTCCGCGATTCCTTCGCGGCAATCCCGCGAAGCATAAACCGCTCCTCAGCCTCTCCGCTCCCGACTGGGGAACGGCTGGCATTGCAAAGGTAGCGGATTTCGGCGGGATTCATGACGCCGCCGATCATGCACCGCTCTTCTCACCGCTCCACGCCCGCTGGTGCCCGTGGGCACCCTTTTCAGTTTTTATCCTCTGCGGCCGCCTCCCGCCCGGCCTCCATCCGCAGCCGATCCCCCAGACACACAATGCAAAACCATTCCTGCTCAGGCCTCAGCACCGGCGTGGACCAGGTCTTGTACTTCGGGCAGCGCTTCCGCACCGGCTTGGCGTTCCCGGTGTCGATGGTCGAGCGGGATTTAAGACTCATGGCTCTTCCAAATGGATGTAAGGCTCTCCAAAGTGTGCCTCCGCATGTTCAATGCGGTGCGTCAACTTTTCCACCGCCGCCCGCAGTTCTGCTGTTTTGCCTGAGCCATTCGGCGAGACCAATTCGTCTGCGGCGACCGCGCCTTGCGCAGCAGCTCTTTGCAGTTTCAGTTCTTTAATAAAACGCGCATCATACACGGGCATCTGTGGCGCTCGTTCTGTTGCGCTGTGCTGCTCGCTTGATGCTGTCGGTTTATCGCAGGCCGCCAGCGCACACATCAAAATGAGAACGGGGCTTTTCATTTCCGGGACGTCAGCTTGAGACCCACGATGAACCAGACCACACCCAGCGCGATCAGTGGCAGCGCGTAAGCCACTGAGCCTGCGAGCAGCAGATTGGCCCCCCAGAGGATTCCACCCGCCGCCCATAGAAAGCAGAGCACGCCAAACACGATCTTCCATACTGGCGTTGGCTCCCGAATCAGTGCCGGATGCACCGCGCCGCCACTCAGGCTGGCGTAGGCTGAGTAGGATGGAGCCGGGGCCGGCTTCGGCGGCATCACATCGTCCCAGTAATCATCCAGCGTCAACCAGTCGGCATCGCCTTCCTGACACATCGGAGATCCTCCAACAATTTCACCGGCCTCGAAAAGCCTCCTCACAGCACCGGCAGGAAGCGGCCCCCGGGGTTGCTCCTCACCGTCGATCTGGACAAAGTAGCGGACGCTCATGACGGTTTACCATTGAAATTTCGGGGGCGTTCCGAGCCCGCCTTCATGCAGTGTCCGTCCGACTACCCACAGTTGCGGGAATGGCCACTGGTTTTCTGCCTCCACTCTTACCCAAAAGAGCATCGTGCCCTTTGTGCCCCGCAGCAGAGTCCGCATTTTGGCCACCCCTTCCACGGGGAATCCAATGAACTCCCAGTTGCTGTCTTTCTTGAAGACACTGCCAGCAAACATGCGGCAGCTGTCGGCGTCGATGGCTTCAATCTGACTGGCACTGTTCACGATGACTTCCACCCGGATGATTTTTCCATTCAGCTCGTGCATCCGCTGTTGTACTTCAGCGATGCCAAAGGTCTTGCCTTTCACCGCGAGTTTCGGATCAGGCGGTATGTTTTCCCAGCCCTCCGGATCAGGCTGCCCACCACCGGCGGGCTTCGCTTCCGCGGCTTTATCAGGAGCAGCTGCAGCCGGTTCACCCGCTGGCTTTCCGGCGGGCTTCTCAACCGGCTTCATGGCCTCGGCCGCTTTCGCATCTGCTGCCTTGGCATCAGCGGCTTTCTTCTCCCGGAAAGCCTTGGCTTTCGCTGGATCAAACTGATACTTGGCCGCCAGATCCGGAGGCAGCTTCTCCATCGGGATCTTTGTAATGCCGTCGGAGTGCTCTATTTTAAGCCCGTCTGGCTCCACTTTTAGCACGCTCCACTTTTTATATGTGGCATCGCCTATAGTGAGATCATCGGCCATCAGCAGCGGCGCGCTCAGGCCACAAAGCAGAATGAATGCAGGTAGTTTCATGCTAGAGTTGGGTTTTGGGTTTCCAGTCGGGATCAATTTCGCAGGCGATCTTCACCAGCTCGCGGGCCAGGCGCAGCGGGAGATCCGCATCCGCCTTTTGAGGCGGGGCGCTCTCGCCGGCCATGCGATCGAGAATGCACTCCAGCCAGGAGCCGCGCACGGGCTTGCCGCTGCTGGCCACGATGCTCAGGGCCTTGTCTATCACATCCTGACGGCTGTCACTCCACCGGTCCCATGCCGCGGTAATCGTGTGATGTGTCCGCGCCAGTACTGCATACCGCAGCGTGCCGCGGCCCGCCCCGGCTAACTTGGCATAGCCCCAGTCTTCAAACGAGGCCTCTACGGCACTCTTCAGATCATGGGAAAGCCTCAGGCTTGTCGTCGTCGTGCCGGCCATCGGTTAAGCAGGGTTGATGGTTTGTACTACAGGCGAACACACTGTACCACAGCGGGAAATTTGAACACAGGGAAGGGTCTGCATATCTGTCATGGCATGAACATCACGACTCGTCATTTTAACACGCCGCGACTCCTTAGCGCAACTTCCAATGCGCGGCGCACATCCGGTAGCGTAGCGCCCTTGCCTGTATCGTCCATGCGCGAAGCGGCATCGTGGAACAATAGCGCAGCCAACCCTGTGATTTCTGCATCACTGGCCGGCCGCAGTTGAGGCGGAGGACTTAAATCCGCATCATCCTGCTGAACATCCGTTCGCTCCTGATCAGCATCTTGCAGCCCGTAGATATGCCGGTTCTTACTGAAGCCAGAGGAGTTTTCCAACTGAGCCAGTGAGTTCCAAAACCTCTCTGTAGGGGGTAATTTCCCGGTTTCGATAGAATACAGCTGTGTGCGGCTATAGCCCAGCCGCTGAGCCAAATCCTCCTTCTTTTTGATGCCAAGATGCATCATGAGCCCGCGAAGGCGGATGGGCAAATGTTCTATCGTGTTCATTTTTTACTTGCCAAAAGTTCGGAATCACCCTAATTGCTGAACATTCGTTCAGTTATGACCACCGTAGCCCACTCCAGTCAACGCGTCAAGATCCAGCGTGAGTTTAAGGCCAAAGTATTGGCCGCGCTGGTTACTCGCGGCTGGCGGCAGGTGGACTTGGCACGGGCGATCCGAAAAGGCCGCACGGCTGTGAGCCAGTGCATCAATGCCGGGAAGTTCCCCCGCGTCAGAGAAGCCATCGAATCCCAACTCAACCTGAACTGAACCAATGCACACCGACACTGAACATACTGCCGATTGCCTGCGACTCGTCGCCCGCGTCGTGACCGAATCCGCAAAGAGCCTCCCAGCCTCACAACAGTTGATGGCGTTCACCGGCTTGGCCGCGGCACTCAAAACTTCACTGCCGGCCGAAGCCAAAGCCGCAGCTCAAATCGCCGAAGCTCTGGAAAGCGCTGAGGCCCGGCAACTCCAACTCTTTGAAATCCTGAGTCAGGACTCCGCCGAATGATTACAACGATCACCATACGGCAACTTGTCCCAACAAAGCGCAACCCCGTGCGCTTCTCCGTTCGATCCGCCGGGCTTGCCCCCCGGTATTTCACGCAAGCCTCAGAGGCCCTTCGCGATGCCTCCTATCGGGAGAGTCGTTATCCGGCCTCAACCATCCGCCTGGCACTGCTCAACCAGCCGGAAGTCACCATCCCAACCAGTCAGCCATGAAGATGACCACGCTGATCGCGATCATGCTGATCCACAGCACACCCAACCTCAGCCCGGCCTGGTATCTCGCGGTCTTCATCCTCTGCCTCGACGGCAAATAACCCCAAACCCACACCCCAAACCACGCCATGAAAGAAGCCAAATCCCAAGCCACAGTTGAGACTTACCATGCCTACGTATGGCAAACCGGCCTGATTGAAATCGGCCGGCGCTGTCCGGAGGGCGCGATATGCATCGCTTCCGGGGGGCGCGCTGCTCTGCGCAGCGCCATCAACAGGCGAGCACGCCTGAGTTATAAAGGCAAACCGCTTGTGCCCGGGATACCTGAGGCAGCCACACCACAGGGCGCGATAGAAGCGCTGCGCGATTTCTCTACCCAGATCAAAGGCATCCTGGCAGGCAAAACAGCCTTCCGCGTGCTGACACCGGGATTCAATCGTCTGCAAACCGCCATGTCGGCACCGGCGGGACATCGTCCTCGCTCCATTCGATCTGTAACCCGCGCTGCTGAAAGTGCATTGCGAGAGCAAAACGATCGCCCTCGCACATGGAAGGCCAATTCATCAGACCGAGATCATTCAGGTTCTGAATGTTCGGCGAGTCGGAGCGCCTCTCCACATAGGCCGCAGCGGACTGCCAAACAGAAGGCATAACCACAACACCTACTTTCGGCGTGCCATGTTTGTCAAAGACCCCGTCAAAAGCCTCAATCACTTCCGCAGCAGTTATTGCGCCGGGAGGCCTCGGCAACGGCTTCACTCCTATAAAGCAGCCGGACTCAACATCCACAACGCTAAGCATCTGGCAGCCCAATTTGGGCGGCGTGTCCAGTGTTTGGTAGGGCTGAGTAACAACCAGCCCCAGAGCAAACCACTCCCGGTGACTATGGCGGTCAAAAATCTCCTGATTGGTGAGCTGCATCGGTCACAAAACCGCCACTGCCAGGAATTGTAAACCCCAAACCCCAACACCCCATGCCCGCGACCATCGTCCGCTACGAACTCACCGCCAAGCGCTGCCGCCTGTCGATCCCTCAAGGCGCTATCGTGCTGAATGCCATGCTCACCCCGCAGCTCAACTGCGTGAGCCTGCATGTCCTCTGCGATCTGGCCGCCCCCAGCGAAGAACGGTTCTTCGCCTTCTACGCCACCGGCGAGGAGCTGCCGCAGCACATCTGGGACAGCGTGCCGGTGCAGAGCCTGCCCAATGGCACGCACCTCTTCGAGATCCCGGAGCGGTTCCTCGCCACCCCCGCCTGATTTCTTCACCCCAACTACTGCATCCACATGACCGCCACACCACCAGTCACCGTCATTAAGCCCGAGACCCCGGAAGAATGGGAACGCCAAAATTGCCGCGAAACCCGGGAAGCCGCCGCTGCCGACTCCTTCCTTGCCGACAATCCGGAGGGCACACCGCCGCCGCCGCGAGTCCTCATCAAAGTCGGCGACTCCTACTATCCGGCCCGCCTTTCGGAGGGCTATGCGCTGATCGGCGACTGGCGCGAGACGCCTGAGTTTGACCGGCTGGTTGGCAGCGCCATCCGTGACGGCAAATTCCAGCAAGCCGTCCTCGGCCGACTGGTCAAAGATGAGGTCACCGGCTTTGAAGTCTTCGAGATCGAAGACGGCCGCCACCGCTTCTGGGCCGCTCAGGCCGGGAGCCTGCATCACATCGAGGGGGCCATCACGGCCATGCCTTTCAATGAACTGGCCGTCCGCAGCCTCTGTGAGCGCCTGCACATGCCCAAGGGAGCCCGCGCCTACCTCGTCTGGCCTCTCCTCGCCCCCCAGATTGAGGCCAACAAAGCGGCTCGCAAGGCCCGCGGCATTGAGGTTTTGAAGCAGGTAAACGCTAAGAAGCGGAAGGGTGAGGCCACGGAAAGTGGATTGAATCAACTTTCCGTGCCGGAGACCCTTTCGGACATCCTTGAAGGCGAAATTTCCGAAGCGGATGAAAAATCGCTCGTCAAACTGGCCGCCGAATACGGAATTGAGCGCACCCTTTTGGATCAGGCCCGCCGGGTGCATGAAATCTTTGCCCGCCGCAAGGATCTGAAGGCCGAAAACGAGCCGCTGATTCTGGCTGGTGATCTGGGAATGGGAGCCTTTCTGGCCGGCTGTGCCGGGAAAGAGGCCACGGCCGGCAAAGAGCGCAAAGACGCGCCGCCCGCCACGCTGCTTGCCCGCTCCTTCAAAGACCTCTCCATCCGTTTTGCCCCGGACCGCTGGAACGCCATCCCGGAGCCTGAACGCCCGGTCGTGGCCGGTCAATTCGTCGAGACCGTCCTCGCCCTCCCGGAGGATGTCCGCACCCGCCTCAAACTCGCGCTCACCTGAGATCATGAGCATGACCGCCGCAGGCCTCAATCTGACCCGCCGCCCCGTGCATCCGCGCGCCGCCGTGTCTGTCCGCAGCCGGGACTTTGCCTTCCATGTCTGGACAGGCTGCCGCCGGGCACTGGAGACGGCTGCCACTCAGCAGGGCTGGAACCTCACCGCCCTCAGCGAGAGCACCGGCCTCCACACCACCACCATTCACCGCGCCATGCGCGGTCAGGACCGGCTCAGCGTGGAGACCTTCACCCAGCTCACTGCCGCCCTCGGGCTGGATCCTGTGCGCGTGCTCAGCGCCGCCATGCAGTCCGCCGCCGATACCGTCGCCAATCCCACAGTTCTCTAACCATCCGCCGCCGTGCCCAGTTCCGACTACGCCACCCGCCTGTTTATCGCCCGCCAGCTGCGCGACCTCACCGCCAATGGAGCCAGTCTGCGCGCTGCCTGTGCGCGACTGAATGTCGCTCTGGCCACGGGCAAGCTGTGGCTCGACAAGCTGGCCTCCGGCGCAGATCTCGCGGATGCCCGGCGGGAACGCAGCGGACGCAAGCCGGTATGCCCGCTGACAGAGCGCGAGGCCGCGGCGCTGCGCAGCCTGGTGATGGAAAGGCGCATGACAGAGGACAGCGCCATCCGGGCCTTCATCAAGCATCCGGCGTGCCGGCCTGAGACCCGGGAGTTTATCACCCGCCGCCTCCACGCCAGCCACAGCGCGCCGCGGCACACGGCAAAGAAGGAGCGCTGGCCTGATTCCCTGCGCCGCGCCATGCACGTGACGGCCGGCGACAAGGCGCGCTACTATGGCAAGGATGCCACCCGCAAGGCTAACATCCATGCCGTGCGCAACATGGACATCGTCATGCCGGATGGCCGCACCGTCCAGCTGCGCCCGCACATGATGTGGCAGTTTGACGACTACTCGACCAATAAGCCCTACTATCTGGAATATGCGGAAGGCCAGTTCCGCTGCTGCCGTCAGGTGCTGGCAGCCTACGATACATTCACCGGAGGCTGGCTCTGTTTCCTGCACGTCGGGAAGGAGCGCGATCAATATACCGGCGGGGACTGTCTCCGCGTGGCTCATCTGGCGATGGAAAGCCACGGCACCAAGCCGCAGCTGATTATCTTTGAGAAAGGCCGCTGGGCATCGGATGCCGTTCAGGGGCTCGCCATCCCCGGCACCAGCCGCCGCTGGGGAGCGCTCAGCGAATGCGGTGTCATCGTCCACCATGCCGCCGACTCCAATGGCAAGGCTGAGATCGAAGGGGCCTTCCGCACGCTTCAGACTGAACTGGCCGGCGGGGCCGACATCGGCCACACCCGCGGCCTGCACGAGCTGGAGAGCGACAACTACCAGCTGGTGAACAAAGGCCGGCGCGATCCACGGCACTGCGGATTCCTCTCGCTGTCGGACAGCGAGGAGGAACACTACCGCGCCGCCGCGCTGCTCAACTCCCGCCGCCGGGAGCGCCGCTGCCTTGGGTATGCCAGTGCAGACGAACTCTTCGCAGAATTCCCCGTAGAGAAGAACCCGCTCAAGCCTGAAGAGCGCTGGCTTTTCCTGCCCCACAAGCAGGAGGCTACCGTAGGCAGCATCAGCAGCGGGCTGGTAGGCTGCAAAGTGAACGACCGCCGCTACCTCTTTGTGGTGAATGGCATCGCCCCGGGCGTCCACCTGGACAACGGGCACCGCGTCTTCATCGCCTTCGATCCGGAGCGCCCGTGGATGGGATGCGCGGTAGGCAATGCGGACACCAGCACCAAAAACCGTGACGAGCACCGTCTGGGCGCACTGCTGCTGGGTGGCACCGCGCCGATGGCCCCGGCATGGGATGACATCCCGCGGCTGGATCTCCGCAGCCCGGAGGAAAAGCGGAAAGAGGACAATCAGCACTGGAAGCTCAGGAAAGGGGCCATCACGGCCGCAGACAGCTCCTTCCGCGCCATCCTGCCCGGCGGGAAACGCGGCCTCCGCGCCGTCTCCCGCAAGACCCGCTCCGGGGATGTCAGAGATGCCGTAATCGGCAGCGAACATGACGACTCGAATGCCGCCGCGGAACTGACGCAACACTACCGCGGGGAAGCCCCTGGAATGCCCGGCCATTCATCGCCCTCGCCAGAGTCCGCGGAAATGCCTCCGCGGCCGCCGCGGAATGGCCTTCCGGCGCGCGGGAGCGATTCCAGCGGCATCCAGAGCCAAAACCGGGCCATGCGGCCAGAGCGCATTTCTGAGGCGGTGCCCTCAGACACCGAACTCGAAGCCCTGGAGGCCGCTGCCATGCGCGCCGCCGGGCTCGTGATTTCCTGACACACCCCAACCAACCAACCAAGACCAGACACATGAGCAACAACCCCACTACACCGCCCTCACCGGACGCCACGGCGATCATGATCCGGAGGCAAACAGAGCAGGCCCTCGCCGGGCTGGCCAATCAAATCGCTGCCTGGTGGCACCGGCAGATGGAGGCGGACTCCAAACTCCGCAAAGGTGAGCTGCTGCGGCGCTATCCGGCGCTCGGCACCGACAAGACCTTCAACCGCTTTGTGAAAAGCGACTTCAGCGACACGGCCTCCACGCTGGATACATGGCTCAGCGATTACCGCACGGTCTGGCAGCAGATCGAAGAGCTGTCCGTAAGGCAGGCCAATACCGGCACCAAAACAACGCTGACGGAATTCTCCGGCGTGAAGCGTGTCCGCACTGCCGTGGCCGCGCTCACCGGCGAGATCAGCACCCGGCGCATCCTGCTAGTCACTGGCGAGAGCGGCACCGGCAAGAGCTGCTGTGTCAGCGTCCTCAAGGATCTCTGGGGCGCGCGCGTGGTTTCTGTAGAGGTGATGAACGTCTGGGCCGACAAGCCCAACCGGCTGCTCACCGCCATCTGTGAAGCCGTGGACATGAAGACGGAAGGCCTGCCCGCCGGCGCTGCGGACAAGATGCCGCTGCTCATCAAGCATCTGAATGCCACCCGCACCTGTCTGGTATTGGAGGAAGGCCACCACATGGGGCCGCAGATGCTCAACACGCTCAAGACGCTGGTGAACCAGACGCCCGGCGAATTTGTCATCATCGCCATCCCCACGCTGCTGCGCAGGCTTCAGACTGCCGCCTATGAAGAGGCACGCCAGATCTTCGCCTCGCACCGCCTCGCTGAGCGCATCGACCTCAAAGTCACCGCTGGTGATACGGCACTGCTGCTTACGCACCGCTTTGGCCCATCCAACTCCATCCAGCCCTCTGCCATCTGGCTCACCGATCCGATGCGCGCTCCCAAGCACGGCAACTTCGGATTCATCCGCGATGTCGCCAACGAAGTCGAGGCGCAGCGCAAACGCGAGGGCACCAGCGGCCCGCTCTGTGCCGATGAAATCACCGCCGCCGCCGCCGCCGTCATCAACAAACGCTAACCATATGTCTCAGCAAGCACTTATAACAGTAGGGCGTCTGGGACTCCGCATCCTGACTCCTAGCGTCAAGGCAGGGAGCGATCTAATGGCCATGCTTAGCAAATGCACGGAGGTGGAATTGGATTACCCCCGGGACAACGATGGCACAAGGCTCTGGGATTCTCCGGTCTATAAACAAAACACTCTCAAGCTGGAGATGACGATTCTCGAACTTCAGCCGTTGCCGAAGTCCACGCCCAAAGCCGCTGCCCCGCGCCGTGTGAGGGCACTGCCACCGACCGGCCCTGTCATCCTCGAACTGCCCTACAGCCCATGAAGCCTGATCTCCTCGCCGCCAGCGGCGCACTCATGCGCTGCCGTCTCAACCTCAATCCACCCCAACCTCAAACCAACCCGCTCACCATGTTCGCACTTACCCGCCGCACTATCACTATCATCCACCGCGCCGCGGTGGGCATTGCCACCGCCAACGCCTGCATTGCCGGATTCATGATCGGCCTGCTCGCCCATCCGGATGGAGGCACCGCCATGCAGCTCGTGTTCTGCATCGCCGCCATCTTCTGGACGCTCGTGGCACTCCTCGTGGCCATGAAGACCCGCCAGCATCCCCGCGGCTTTATCCCCCTGCAACGCAACGTCGAGCCGGATGCCTTTGGCGACCTGCGGTTCATCACCAGCGACGGCACCGCCAGCCGTGATGAGGACTAATCATTCAATTCCCACTCTAACACGCTATGAAAGCACAGAAGCCCCTGAGTCCCGCCGCCGCCCTCCGCAATGAACTCCGCACCCTCGAACGGGCGCAGGATAAAGTCGTGGGCGATGCCGCCAAAGAAGACCGCCGCCTGATCCGCAGCTACAACGCCGGCCGCAAGAAACTCGACCAACAGCTGAGGAAGCTGGACGCCGATTTCAATCAGAAGACCCGCATCCTGAATCGCAACGTGGACCGCACGTTGAAGAACATCAGCAGCCGCATCGCGAAGCTCAACTCCCGCCTCGCGGCTCTCTAATCCGTAAACCCTGCGCATCCACGATTATGAAACCCGCTCAACTCTCCGCTCTCGTTGACGAGGGCATCACACTCCGCCTCGAAATCGACACCCGCGAGAAACGCCTCAAGGAAATCGAAAAGCAGCTGAAGGCCCATGCCGAAGCCAATCCGGAAGATCACGTCCCCCTCAAGGATGAAGAACGCGAAGGCACCCGCCTCCTGTGCGCCGGCAGCCGCGGCATCGTGCCGGTCATCTTCACCAGTGATCTCCTGATGCAAAGCATTCCCGAGGGCTCAGACAAGCTGGAAGAACTCACGGCGCTGGCTGGTGAAACACTCGGCCAGTTCTATGTCCGCTCCGTCGCCTACACCGCCGCGCATACCAAAGCCGGCAAGTTCGACGGCAAGGCCTTCCGCGCCGCAGCCCGCGAGCTGCTGCCAGATCCGGAGCGCTTCATCGCCGCCTGTGTGCGCCGCAACAGAGACGGCATCCCTGTCAGTCAAACCAAGGTCGCATGGGATGAAGTGACGACCGCAGCCTGATTCCGCCGCCATGACGCCAGCCGTTTCCCAGACTGACCTCATTCTCGCGGCCCTCCGGGCTGGAGAGAAGCTCACCCAGGGCGAGGCTCTGGAACGGTTTGGCTGCATGAGGCTGCCCAGCCGCATCGACGAACTCCATAAGCGCGGCATCCGCACGCACCGTGAGATGATCAAGCTGCCCAACGGAAAGCACGTCGCTCAATATTCACTCGCTGACTGATCGCATGAAAACCAAATGCCCCGGCTGCTCAGGCGAGCGCCGCAAAAACCAGATCGTCTGCATCGCGTGTTGGAGGCGGCTTCCGGACGCGCTGCGGAATGACTTCCGCCACGCCAGCGGCCTGGAGGCGAAGCGCACCGCGGTGCGAGGCATCCTCGATCACTTCAACGGCACACCCTCATTCCTCTGAGATGAAGGCTGAAGAAGTCATCCGCGGCCGGAAGGTATTCTGGGCAGGCCTCACCTGGCATAAAGGCCAGCCGACGCCCTATCTCCGCGAGGGCATCATCATCGGCACCCGCTGGAACAAAGTGGAGGTGCAGTGCCCGGATGGCAGCGTGTTCCTCAAGAAGCGCGAGAAGCTCCACACCGATCTCAAGCAGGCACAGGCCCAACTCCAAAAGCTCACCGCGCAAATGCAGCGCCACTAAGATGACCTATCAACTGCTTGGATCCTCCATTCCCCGCCAGGCGGCCCCGGCAGCCGCGGCCCCGGCAGCCGCGGCCACGCCGGCAGCAACTGCCCCGGCACCAGCACTGGCACCGCGGCAGCGCTGGACTCACAAGCCCCTGTCGGCTGATCAGCGCTCTACCATTGGCCGTCTGGGATCGCAGGCCTACAAAGCAGAGGCAGAGCGCGGCATCGTGACCGTGCCGGCCACGGGCAAGGACGCCGCCGCTCAGCAGTGGCGGCATGAGGAATACTTCAAAGTCACCGGCCATCATGACCTTGATGCCTGCCATCAGGGCCACTTCCGCGGTCTCTGTGCTCACTTCCGGGCATTGATCGGCACGCCCGCGGCGGCCGCGCGGAGCTTCCGCGATTCCATGCGCACCGGCCGGGTCAAAAGCAGCGGCGATGCCAATGATACTCACGAGGCCCGCGAGATGTGGCGCAACCTCATCAACCAGGAGTTGGATGAACTGGGATGGAAGCCCGGCTATGCCTACGTCATCTGCGAACAGAAGTTTAAGTGCAAACTCAACGCCGCCACCGCGGCCACGCTGGAGAAGGTGTTCTACCAGATCCGCAGCAACGCACAGGCGAAGCGCAAGAAAGGCGAGCTGCCACCACCTGGCACGCCCTCGCCACGCCTCAAGATCATCAAGCCCGGCGATCTCGACGAGATGCCGGACATCCCCTTTTAACCGCCGACTGCTATGCCCGAACACACCCCAAAAAAAGGCACGCTCACCTTTGTCGATGCCATCGACGGCCAGACCAAAGTCTATGACCACATGGTCGAGATCGCCCCTGGCGTCTGGGCTGGAGCGATCCCGCCTGAAGACATCCCGCCTGTGGGCTTTCACAGCTGGATTCCGCTCAACGATGGCTCTGGAGCTTACCGCCCGGTAGTGCGCACGTTCCAGCAGCGGCTTCAGCTCACCAAAGACATCGGCAAATACCTCGGCGTAGGTCTCCCGGACACTAAAGAGACCCGTGCCGTCTATATGACGATCCGCCGTCTCATCATGAGCGGATTCGTGAAGGCCCGCCAGATCGGGCCGGGCAGCATTGAGGTCGATCTGCTCAGCTTTTGGCAGCACTACCAGCGCGCCGGGCAGCCGGGATTCTGGAACAAGGAAAACCGCCGCCGCTATCACCAGCGCACCCGCGGCACCATCCTGCCCACGGAGGACGATGTATGAAATCCATCCGCACAGCCTATCCGGTCACAGCGATGCAGCTGGCGCTGCGCGGCACACTGCGCAAAGTTTGGGAACGTCACTTCCCACCAGCCTACAGCAGCAAGCGTGGCAAGGTGAAGCGCTGGACGCCCGATGCCGCCGAAAAGCGCTCCCTTTATTCCTGGGGCATCCGCGGACGCTCCGCGTGCCTCCTTCGCATCGAGCCGATTAGTGCCCGGTCGAATCTGTGTCGCTACCGCGCCTATGGCACTTACCACCAAATGGAACTGCTGCGCACTACTGCCCTGAGCATATGGCAGGAACTCCCCGGCGGGCAGGAAATCGAAACGCTCTTCGACAGAATGTTTCCAAAGGAGATCCAGCTCGAAGTCACTCCGACCATCGACAGGACAACACTTGAATAACATGCCTGAAGTAAGATCCAGCTTTGTCGCCTCGCCTGATCAGGAAGCCGTGAACTTCCTGACATCCCTTCCGGTATTGGAGCGGGAAGTCTGGTCGGAGCTGATGCCGGAAATGCGCGCCGTGAGTTTCACGATCAAGCTCACTCAGCAGACGGATGCGGCGATCTCGAAGGCGGAGATGCTGGCGGTGATGGAGCGCGCCAAGCTGCTGATCGCCACCATCCCCGCCGGGGGCGACGCCCGGAAGGTGGAAAAGCAGATCGCGCAGATGCTGAGCCCCTACTTTCCAACACCGGCACAGGCCGCGCGCCGGGCGACTTTGCTGGTACGCCACTGGGCCGGAGTGGCGCGTCAGGCGGCATGGTATCGCCAGCTGGACCGCCAGCGGGATCTCTACCCCTACTGGAAGTATCTGACGTTCGGTGATGACCGTGTGCGCGATTCACACCGCGCGCTCCACGGCAAGATCATTCCCGCGTCCTCGCCGTTTTGGGACACGCACTTCCCGCCCTGGGCTCCTATGTGCCGCTGCCGTGTCGTGGGCATCTCGCAGCGTGAGTATGACGAAATCAAGGCCCGCGAGGCGGACCTGCCATTTGAGCAGCGCACGATCATCGAAGGCCCGCAGCTGGAGGCACTGGAGAAGAGCAACAGCCTGATCACTGCGCTGCGGTATCCGCAGAAAGACGGCAGCGTCCGGTTTGGCCCGGTAACTCCCATCAGCGTGGCTCCAGAGCCCAACTGGAATGGCTGGAACCCCCGGGACATTCGCATCGGGTATGACACGCTGAAGGAGCGCTACAAAGACGCCCCCAACGAGCTGACCAATCTCATGAAGCAGGCCGATGCCCGCGAGATCTCGCCCGGCCTCACGCTAGGCGATTACATCCGCGGCAAGGGCCGCCTGCCAGCCATCCCGCTGGTGGAACACCCGCGGATTTCCTTCCCGGCCGCGATGCGGCGGGAAGGCATGTGGCCGCCGCCGGCAAAGATCGAGGACGCTGCCCCGCTGAAACGCGTGTTTGAGCGCATGAAGGAGGAGAACCCGCGGACTCACCGCACAATCCTCACACGCACGGTGCCACGCGACATCCCAGGTGCTGAGACCATCGTCAAAGCTATCGACGATTTCCTCTCCTTCACGCCTGTGGCTCACGTGGACAGACTGCCGCGCATCAAGCTGGCCATCCACGATGGACTCAACCCCAATAACCGGAACATTCAGGCCAGCTACAATGCGGAATCCACGACACTCAGGCTGTGGCTGCAATCCTTGGGAATGCACCAGAATGAAGAGCTGCGGAAGGCGATTTTCCATGAATTGGCGCACTGGCTTTACACCCTGCCCGGAGAGGCAGCAGACCAGTGGCGGCAGCGCGTAGCCAATCACTGGGCAGAGCACATCAAAAAGCACGACCTTATAGTTGGGCCGCGCTACGATTATTACCCGGGCTGGATCAGTGATTACGCCGGCGCGGTCGGGGGACACGAGCTGATCCCCAGCTACCTCGAACTGCTGTCCGATCCGTGGGCATTTGCGGCCGCCATGCGGAAAGTGCCCGCCGACGAATTCGTTGAAACCTTCAAGATCGTAAGCTCTATTCTAGCCGTATGAAGACTGTCACTCTCACATTTTCCGGCGGTGCAGTCGCCCACCTGGTTTACCATCACGCCGACAGTCCGGAGAGCCTGAAGTTTGAAGGATCCAGCACGCCGCAGTATTTTCGGGAGATCCTGTTGAGAACTGAATCAGGGGCGGCCGGCCGGGTAGCCGCCTCACTGGCCGCTGATCTGGGCCAAACAGTGACCGTCACTGAAGAAGGCACCGCGCCACAACCGATCCGCTGAATGATCCCTGAGATCCCAGAACTGCGGCCAGTGCGCCGGCTTGGCGGGCAATGGGGCGCGTGGCTCTGCGAAGTGCCCGGCACACCCCGCCGCTGGGTCAAAAAGTTTGGCATGAATGATGCGCACACGAGGGAAGAATGCCTGGCCGATGAACTCTACCGGATCGGCGGCGTCGCTGTACCTCCATCCGGCTGCAAATTTGACGGGGAAGGCCGGGCTTGGCGTGTATCGCTGTTCATTGATGGCCCCACACTCGACCAGTATGCCCGGAGCCACACTCCGGCGGACATGGAGCGAATCTGTTTCCAGATGCGGGCCGGGCTGCCGCTCGATCTGCTGTTTGGGAATGACGATGTCATCGGCGCTTTTGGTCAGAACGTCGTGATTGACGCGATGGGAGTGGCCTGGCGGGTGGATAACGGATCTGCCCTGCGCTGGACTGCGGTGCATGGGCCTAAGCCCGGAGGACTGAGCAGGGCCGTGCCGGAATGCACCTCCTGGAGCCGCACCGGAGCCAATGGCTTTGCCTTTGGCTCAGTGACAGCAGCGATCCTGAAGCAACACCTCGCGTCATTGACCCGGGACGGCAGCCTGGAGCGTGTCCTCAACGCAGCCCCGCGGGATCTCCGCGAGATCCTCGCGGCGCGCCTCGGTAGGATGCTGGCGCAAACGGGCATCCGGTGTGAATCATTGGAAACGGCACAGTTATGACCTTCACTTTTCAGCAAACCAAGGGCGGCAGTCTTGGGGCTGAGATCAGCGATCTCATCCGCCGGGCGGAGGATCCTGCGTTGATGGAGAAGATCGGCACGGCATTGGCCAACCTGACGCGCCGGGCCTTTGAGGAACCAGCATTGCGGCCCTCACCGTGGCCGGCGCGGAAGGACAAAAAGGAGCATCCGCTGATGATGCTCACCGGTGAACTGTCGAAGAGCCCGCGCGTGGATTCGTGGACGGCCAGTACTGTGACCGTCAAGAGTGACCGCCCGTATTTCGCCATCCATCAATTCGGCGGCCCGGTGAAAACGTCGCACACTGGCTACCGGTTCGACCTCGATGCCGCGCCCAAAAAGAGCTACTTCCAGATGCCGGCGCGCCCCATGTTCCCCATCCTGCCAGATGGCAGCCTGACACCCCGGGGCAAAGAGGAGGTGCAGACGGCGGTGGACGTTTGGTTTTCCGGGCAAAACTGAAAAGGGTGCCCACGGGCACCACCAGGCGTCGCTGGAAAGCGGGGGCGGGATAAAGAGTCGGCACCATTCCCGCCGACATGCTGCTCAATCTTCTCGCCAGTTTTCCGCTCACCGATTCCGAGGTCACATTCATCAAGTTCCTTGGCTACCTTCTACCGCTTCTGTGGGCATGGTATCTCGGGAAGGAAATCTTCTTGGGGCACAAGCCAGATCCGGCCATTGCCGCGCTGATGTCCTCGCAAATGGAGCTGACTAAAGCCGTGACCACAGCGACGGCAGAGGGCACCTTCACCAAGGCCCGTATCGAGGAACTGAGGCAGATGCAGATCCGGGACACCGATGCCATTTTTAAGCGGCTCGACGATATGCAGGCCTCATTCATTGATGCTCTGCGCGAACACGATTCCAAACTAGGCAAGCTGGAGGGGGCCAGCAAAAAGTAGCCATGACACGCGAAGAGGACATCTGCCACACCCTCGGGCGCATTCTGGAAAAGACCCGGGCCATTCTGATCCCCGCAGAACGGGTAACGCAGCTGCTCAGGGAGTTCATTCCTGACGCTACAGAAGCGGAAACGGTGACCGAGCTGCAATTCCTGATTGGCAGGGGCTGGGTCCAATCCGTGCCGGACTCCTGCGGTGGCACGCTTCGCTATCAACTCACCGCAGAGGGTATCCTCGCCCGCCGGCGAAATGAACTGTGAAACTCCGCACCGCCAAACACCGCCATGAAACTCAACATCGTCATTCCCGTCTTCGCCGCACTCGCCGCCCTCACCGGCTGTGTCACCGATCCCGCTACTAGCCGGCAGAAACTCTCCCCCGAGATGCAGGCCGCAGTGAACCGCGTGGGAGTAACGGCCATCACAGCCGCGGAGGCCGCACTCGTTCACAAGATCAATCAGCAGCTGAAGCCGGACACATCCGGCAAATAGCCCGGCGCATTTTTCACCCCCACACCAACCGCCAACCCTCCGCTCCCATGCTCTTCACCTGGATCAAAAACCACCTCCGCGAACTCTTCATCGTCATTCTGGCCATGCTGGCGCTGCTTTACTCGCCGGCACTCATCCGCCTCCACGATCCGACTGCCGGTGAGCTGGACGGCTCAGTATTCCAGATCCTCGCCTATGCCGGGCTGCTGTTCTTTGGCGTGTTGCTTTGGTTCTGGGTAGCGCTCAGCGCCTTCTTTCCCACGATCTCCAAGCATGTGGACAGCAAGTTCCGCAGTGACTGGACTGTGTTGCAGCCAGCGCAGCGCGCATGGCTGACCGTGGCTGTCCTCTTTCTCTTCACCATCCTCGCCAGCGTATGCCTTCTCGCGAGTCACCTCCTCTGAGGCCGCAGCCCTGGCTTCACTCGACCATCGAATTCATCCTCGATCATCCCCGCCTTATGAAGACGTTTTGTGCGATGCTGACTGCCGTGGTGGCCTGGGGTATTGGGGTGCCTCAGCCCGCCGTCAAAAGCGGCAGTCAGCCATCCGCCCTTTCTGACCGGGAGCGTGTCCTAGCCGTGGCTGCTGCGGAAATCGGGACTACCGAGAAAACCGGCCGCAACGAAGGTGAAGTCGAGAAATACCTGCGCAGTGTGGGCCTGAAGAAAGGCGATCCCTACTGTGCCGCATTCGTCCACTGGTGTGGGCAGCAGGCACTGGGCAGCCGCAATCCATTCCCCCGCTCGGGCTGGAGTCCCGACATGGTCACCCGCCCGGACTACATCCGCGGGAAAGGCCGCCAGCCTGAAGCTGGGGACACCTTTGGCATCTACTTCACCAGCAAAGGCCGTGTGGCGCACACGGGCTTTGTGGCAGGCCGCAAAGGCAACTCCATCATCACCATCGAAGCGAATACCAGCCCGCAGGCCGCAACCGGCGAGGCCGACCGCAATGGCGACGGGGTATGGCGCAAGATCCGCCCGCTCTCGACCATCCATTCCACTAAACGCTGGCTCCCATGAAACGCACTTTGATTCTCCTAGCCTCCTGGGCACTTCGCACAGCGCTCTATGCCTCCCGCCAGCTCTGGGCCGATCTGCGCCGCAACATCCGCAATGCAGATTCCGCCCGGGATCTCGACGGCAAAGCCTTCTCAGACGCTGCCAAACACGCCGCAGTAGATGAGTGGCTCTCCGGGCAGGCAGGCTTCGCTGAATTCCCCGAAGCCCGTAAACGACTCATTCAGGCCGCCGTCCTCAGCATCCGGCTGGAGGCCTATTTCCAGTAATCACCGCTATGCCGCTCATCGCCAATCAAATGCCTTCCAGTGCGTCGCTGGAGCCCGTGACCATCACGCCCTACTCTGTGGCCGGATCTCCGCTGACCGTGGATCCATTCGCCATCGACATCGCCGTCATCGTGCCGGCCGGGACCGTGGCTCAAATCCAAACTGCGTATGGGGTCAGTTTCCAGACAGGTGCCAACATCACGCTCAACTGCAACAACCGCCCTCTGAGCAATACTTTCATCATTAGCCGAGCCAGCGGCACTGGCACCATCACCGCGCTCGTATCCCGTGTCACAGGCCGCCCGGCCACCAATGCCTGAGCCATGATTCACCTGCACTCCATTCCCGCCGCCGGCATCTCGGACAGCACACCTCTGGGTAGAGCCAATCTCACCAGCTCACGCGCTGTGGATACGCTCCTGCGCCAGCACTGCGGCCGCCGCATCATCATGCCGGCTGGATGGGTTACGGGCGTCATCAGTGGCACGGTAGCGGTAAGCAACGCCGCGGCCACCCAAAACACCTACTTTCACCGCATCGCCGCATCTACCGCCGGCGTCGGGCGTCTGAATAGCTTCAATGCCGGCCAAACTTACCCCTACGCCATTTTTCCCGGCACAGCTCAAGTCATCAACTGGGACATGCCGTGGCTCTTGGAGTGGACGGCGGAAGTGAAGACAGGTAACGCCGGAGGCGCGGTCCGTCTCCTTGTCGGCAAAGCTGGCGCTGCATTCAACACCAACGATGAAACCCTGACATCGAAAGGGCTCGGAGTGGAATGGCTCGGCGCTGCCGGCACGGTGCAAACGTGCGGCCTCATCGGATGGGACAGCGCCCTGCGCACGGCCGCCACTACCGGCACCCAGCACAACACCGCCGGTGCCCCCATCGGCTACCAGCTCCTTTGGCTGCCCGGCGTGGGAGCCTTCCTTTATGCGGACACCACGCTGATCTCCTCGCTCACCGGCACGATCCCCAGCGGCTCCGGAGTGTCCGGAGATTCCTGCATTCAGACCATTGTGAAGAACACCGCCGGCAACGCCAACGTGGTGGAAGCCGGACACGGCTACCCCATCCTCACGCATCTCAACCCTGCATGGAACGCCTAATGGAAACGCCCGCTAATCCCAAAGTCATCAAACTGCGGTGCAAGCTGCCGATCCGGATGGATCAGGAGGAAATCCGCGCGAACTGTCAGGCACTCGGCCTGACCTACGTCCGCCACACGGCTGATGTCCACTGGATCGTGGTGGAAGTGGCCGAGGACATGGACGCCGCGAAGCGCAAGACAGTGACCGAGACCATGCTTCAGCAAACGCTGGCAACGCTCATCACCCTCGAATACTAACCGTGGCCAGAACCGGAAAGATCGCATGTCTCCCGCGCACCATCCGTGAAGAGCTGAATCAAAGGCTCCACGATGGCCAGACGGGCGCGCAGATCCTTCCCTGGCTCAATGAACAGGCAGAACAGCACCTCGCGAACCACCCGCGGTGGGGCGCAGATACCACCATCAATGACAATGCGCTGAGCAACTGGCGGAATGGCGGGTATGTCGATTGGTGCAAGGATCTGGCGAAGCTCGATGTCATCGAGCGGAAAGTCGATCTGGCCGCCCGCATCGCCAGCATCTCCGGCGGCGACATCTTCAGCGCGTCTGGACAGGTAGCCGCGGGCGATTTGCTGGAACTGTTTGATGCCGAGAGCGGCACTGTGACCGGCGGCCCGGACGATGGTGCTGAAGTCCAGGGACCGGACAAGATCGGGCTGGCACTGGCAGTGGCCAAACTGCTGGACGCCTCCGCTAAGAAGCAGGCAGCCGGCATTCTACAGGAGAAGCTCCACCTCGACCGCGACAAGGCCGAGAGGGAGAAGGACAAAGCTCTGCGTGAGAAGGAAAAGATTGCTCAGTCCCGCTCGAAACTGAAGCTCGAATGGCAGAAGTTCGCTTCCAACTTCCTCAACTGGTACGAAGATAAGCGCACTCGGGAGATCGCAGATCAGGCTGGCAGCAGCCGGGCGCAAAAGATCGCTGCGCTGGCAGACCTCTTCGGCGAAATGCCAGACGGCATCGGGCCGGCTAACCTCTGAGACTTGCCATGAATCGCCGCGTTTATCAGGATCAACTGTTCTGGGCGCGGAAGCGTCTGGGCCGGTATCTCGCGCTCTGGCCGCGGCAGGGCGGCAAGACGACCACGATGGCAGAGCAGGGCCTTCACGAGATGGTCGAAACCCCCGGCAAGCTCGTGATCTTCGGATCTGCCAGCCTCAACATCGGCAGTGAATATACCGAGAAGGAGGTCGTAGCCTGGAATAAACTGCTGAAGAGCTTTGCCTCTCCGAAGCACAAACTGGAAATCGGGGAACGGCGCGGGGAGAACGATTTCAAGGCCATCCCGGATTTGAAGCCGGATGACATGGCCGATCTTTTCGATAAATCGAAATTCGAGGTTCGGATCTGGCATTCCAACACCATTTGCAGCCGCACCAAAGTCATCGCAGCCAACCTCGCCACTTTCCGCAGCTGGTCTGGATCGGTCAAAATGGACGAAGTCGCGTTCCTCAAGGATCTGCGGATCATGCTTCAGGAGGCGGAGCCGATGTTCAGCACCGACCCTTCATTCAGCATGGTCCTCGCGACCACCCTGCCGGATGACTACGCGCACTACTCCTACGAGCTGACCACCCCGGACGATTACCGGGAGGAATGGCCCACCGATGCCAAGGGCCATTGGTTCAAATCCCGGGCCGGGCTCTGGGTGCATCGTGTGACGGCGGATGATGCCTACGCCGCCGGCCGGAAATACTACAACCCTGAGTCCCGGAAGGAGGAAACTCCGGACGAGAACCGGGAAAGCTCACTGGATAAGGAGGGATGGGACCGCTCCAACCGGCATAAGCGGCCGGCAGTAGGCACCTCCGCGCTCAACCCCATCGACGTGGAGAATGCGCAGCGCCGCGGGGCTGGCAACTGTGTGGCCTGCGAGGGCGATCCGCCCGCGGGCTGGCTGGATCTCTTCGGCGAAGGGGAAATCTGTGCCGGACTCGACCTCGCCAGCACCGAGGGCAAGAAGAGCAACCCGACCTCGCTGACATTGACTCAGAAGCATGGTGGCAGGTTTAAGGCGAGGCTGATCCTGTGGTGGAAGACCGCAAATCCCAAAGTGACGGAGGACCGGCTGAAGGCTGTCTTCACTGCCCTGATGCTGGCCGGCAAAAAGGTGAGGGTGTTGAACGTGGACTCCACGAATGACGCGCTCTACGTCAAGACACTCGCCGCGGCGCTCAAGGGGCTTGTGACCGTGCAGGGCATCGTATCGGGCCAGAATGTGACTTACCGGGGGCTGGAGAAGAGCGCACGGACAGTGAGCTGGACCATTTTGCGCGAGACAGTGGAGGAAAACTGCATCGACCTGGCACCCGGGCGATACATCGCCCTGGACTTCATGCGCACCAAACGCGCGCCCGGAGATCTCTACGTCGCCAGTGTGGGACCGAACGGCGAGCACGCTGATACAGCAGACAGCACCCGCCTGAGCCTGATGGGGCACATCATTGGCGGGGGCGAGGTGCAGATCCGGGCAGTGCAGACTGGCACCGGCCTCGGGGCTGCCCGGAAACCCAAGCCCGGCCGCCTCGCTGCATTTTACCGCGCCGTGAAAGGCGAAATCCTCTCCAAGTCATGACCCCAATTCAAAAGCTCCTCAGCCTCATCATTCCAGTCAAACGGAAGTCCGACTACAACCGGCGGTTTGATCCGCCCTCGAACAACGAGCCGGACATTGATGCCGTCTCCAATGCCATCACGTCCGCAGAATCCGGGAACATGCGTCCGTTTGTGCAGCTGGTGAAGCAGATGCTCTCGGCAGATGGCCACATTCAAACGGAGACAGCCAAGCGCAAACTGGCCCTTTTGGGAGATCCGATGACCATGCTGCCGGCCTCAAAATCCGCAGTGGATGTCGCCGCGGCCAAATACTGCAAAGCCTGGGCAGATGATTATTCAGGATTCACCGATGCGATGCTGTGGGCGCTCGACGGCCAGGTCTGGCCGCAGTCAACTTCAGAGAAGCACTTTGTCCCGGGCACGAACGGCCGGCGCTTTGATCTGGAGCTGTCGCCGGTCGATCCGGCGCTCTGGGATTATACCGAGGGGGATTTCCGCATTCAGGACGTGGCTGGCGATGGTTCGCCGACTGGCTCTGCGACCCTTCCAGACCCGGCGCAATACTGGACCTACAGGGGGCACCTCAGCACCCTTTCGGATCAGCGCGGAGGCCCGGCCCGGCCGCTGCTGTTTCTGCACTTCATGAGCCACTGCTCATGGCACTGGTGGGGGCGGTTCCTGGAGCGGTTTGGCGCACCCTTTATGGTGGGGAAGGTCGATAACATGGACTCCGACGAAACCGACCGGCTGGAGGCTGCATTCAGCCAGGCCACCCGGGTTTTCGGCGTAGTGGTCTCCCGCAACACGGAGCTGGAGCTGCTGGAGGGTAAAGCTACGGACGGCAGCCGCGCCTACGAGGCTTCCATGCAATGGTGCCAGCGCGAGAAGAGTAAAATCATCCTTGGGCAGTATGGCACTACTGAGGGCGTCGCTTCCGGCCTCAACGGCGACACGGCCAGCAAGCTCGACAAAGTGCGCGGGGAATTCCGCGCGTGGGACAACTTCCGCCTCGGGGCCAGTCTGCGCTCCAATGTCCTTCGCCAATTCATGCGGGTGAATGGCATTCCCGGATCTCCGCCCACACCCTTCTGGGGCGACATCGGCGCGGACCAGAATGCCGTAGCCGGAGATCTGCTCGTCAATCTTGCCAAGATCGGCATCCTGCCAGCCGAGGGCGCTGTAGAGACCCTCAGCCAGGCCGTGGGCATTCCGTTGCGCTGGGCACCCGCGGATTCCCCGCGGACGGATCGCGGCGAGCTTGATGCCGAGATTATCCGCCAGATGTCAGCTGACCCTTTTCCTTGGACACTGCTTCGGAGAAACTGACCCTTTCACTGTTTTCCTCGTCTGATCCTTCAGCCCGGTTCAGCCCTGTTCAGTGTATTTCCTGCTTTTTCGCCTGGGTAGGGCAAGGCCATTGCCTGGGTAGGGGAAGGCCTTCCCGAGTGAAAATAGTGCCATTTTGGCCCAACCGGAGGCCGGAAACACTCCTTATTGCGACCGGCGCACCCGTTATTGAGAATACCGCCCGGTGCCGCGCCGCCACGACGACCAGCCGCCTCAGCGCCCGCCGGAGCCCCCCGGCAACCCGGCCGGATGGGCCCTGTGCCGTTCCTATCCCACACCGCCATTTTATCCGTCTGGAGAGGGAATATCTTGCAGTCCCGCCGGTTTTCCCGCACCAATCCCCCGCCAAACCGCCCCGCTCGCGCCCCATGCCTTACTGCTCCGACACTTCTGTCAACGATAGCGTCCATGAGGAACTGGCAGTTCTGTCGGTCTTCAACTAGTTCGGCAAAGGAGAATGACATGGGCATCAGAATCATAGAGAAACCGATAGCCATAGGCCGAGATGCTGTGGTCAGGCACTGGGTCCTGGCAGGTTTATTGGGATTTGGTCCATTGGTTGGTCTGTTTCTTATCAATTCGGATGACATTTCAAACCATCCAGTCTTGAACAAGACTCTCATTGTTGCCGCGTGCATCAT